GATGATGAGTCTACTATTGATGAAACAATGGTTCAAGGAAACGATTGTGATGGTATCTCAATTAAATTCTCAATGGCAGGTAATTATTTTGCACTTGTTGGTGATGAACATTTCTTAATGGGTTTTTATAAAGAGGGATTTACTATTGCAATAGATAAAAAGGTAGTAGGTAATATTCCAACAACGTGGGAATGGTTTGATGAACACGTTAAGCCTTTAAAGTTCACAATCAATAATGAAATTAATGTTACAATATCATTAGCACAAAAAGAGCATACAGAATATGGCAGTAGAATGTGTGTGTATGTGGCAAAGTTCACCTATAAGGGTGACAACTATGAAGTATTATTTGGTTATGGTGTTGACCCATCAGTTATTTATACTTTCACAGATGGAAATTATTATCACCATAAAAGAAAAGACTATTGGCATAAAATAGGTAAACGCCACATTAGACGAGGAAGTTATCGTTATAGAAAGGGTCTTAAGTTTATTCGTGAATGGACTTGGAAAGGTTTAAGTGAAGAACAAAGACTAATTGTGCCAAAGAAATATAGATTAAAATAAAAATGGAGGAAAATATGACATATACAGAAAAAGAATTAAGAGAACTTAAAGAATTAAAATTTAATAGTGATGTTACATTACCAGATGTAGAAAGTGTAGAACTATCTCAATTAGATAAAGATAAGGTTTATTTAGTTAGGGTAGAGATTGAGAACTTAGATGCAGATATTGAACAAATTTGCGTTAATTTAAAGAGATTATTTACAGGGGTAGGAATTACCAATATTATTATAATGCCTACATTATACGGCAAATCTGCTATCAATGTGTTTGAATTAGAACCTAATGTTACAAGCAAGTAGGTGAATTAATTGAGAGCATTTCCAATATGGCAAATGAAGTATTGCACACAATCAGTGTTAGTAGATACAAGTAAAGTAAGTAGAGACAAGGTATACATTTATTTTGTAGCAGATAGAAATCACTTAGACTTGTATTCTTTTGATGGTGCAAAGGTAAGAGATAATTGTGGAATTATTTATAATGGTAAAATATATTGCTATGACATTCCTTATACTTGGCTAACTAATGAAGGTGAGTTACCAAAAGATTTAGAAGAAATTAGAAACAAAGAGTATGAGAAATTTAAAAACTACGTGGCAAAAAATAAAAAAGCGAAAAGTTAAATAAATTCGCTTTTTACTATTTTTATCTTAAATTAGAAAGTGCTAAATTATGCACCCACAAAAATTTGAGAGAAAGAGAGATGTATTATGAAAGTAATTAAAAGAGATGGTAGTAAAGTAGAATTTGACATTAGTAAAGTTAAATATGCAATATTATCAGCAAATTTAGAAGTTAAGGCTAACCAAAGATTGTCAGTAGATGATGTTGAAAGTATATCGAATGATATTGAGGCTTATTGTAAATCTAAACGTAGAGCACAATCAGTTGAAGCAATTCAAACACAAATTGAGTTAGCATTAATGAAAAGAGGTGCTTATGAACTAGCGACTAAGTACATTGAGTATAGAACAGAGCATAAGCAAATTAGAGATGCCTATTCAACATTAATGGAAGGAATTGAAAAGAAGTTAGGTGCAAAAGATGTACAGAACCAAAATGCTAACTTAGATGAACAATCATTTGGTGGTAGAATAGGTGAAGCAAGTAGTTATGTAAATAAACAATTTGCATTAAATTATTGTATGTCAGATATGGCAAAGAATAATCATTTAAATAATGAAATTTATATTCACGATTTAGACCATTATGTAATTGGTGACCATAATTGTTTAAGTGTACCATTTGATAAGTTATTAAGTGAAGGATTTAAAACAAGACAAGTTGACATTAGACCAGCAGGTTCATTGAGTACAGCATTACAATTAATAGCAGTAATATTCCAATTACAATCATTACAACAATTTGGTGGTGTAAGTGCAACACATTTAGATTGGACATTAGTTCCTTATGTAAGAAAATCATTTTATAAGCATTTTAGAGATGGTGTAAAATATTTAACACATAAGAGATTTAATAGATTAAAATTGAATAATGAATTACCTATTGATAGTAGACAATATAGAAGAATTAAAAAGGTATATAAATACGCTTTAGATATGTTAAAGAAAGAATGTCACCAATCAGTAGAGGCATTATACCATAATTTAAATTCTTTACAATCAAGAAGTGGTAATCAATTACCATTTACAAGTATTAACTATGGTACTTGTACATTACCTGAAGGTAGAATGGTGATTGAAGAATTATTAAATGTAAGTATTGAAGGATTAGGTCCAAATAATCAAACCTCAATTTTCCCTTGTGGAATATTCCAATATATGAAGGGCGTTAATGATAAAAAGGGTACACCTAATTATGATTTATATAGATTAGCATTAAAGTCAACATCATTGAGACTTTACCCTAATTATGCCAACGTTGATTGGTCAGGAAATGAGGGGTATGATAGGAATGACCCTAAGACCTTCTTTAGTACAATGGGTTGCAGAACTGCAAATGGATATGATATTAATGCAGAAGAGGGCGTAAACCCACAAACAAAAGACGGCAGAGGAAACATATGCCCTACTACAATAATTATGCCTACATTAGCAATGGAGTCAGGTAGAAATGTAGAGAAATTTATGGGACTACTTGACACTAAGATAAATGAAGCAAAAGATATGCTTTTAGAGAGATTTGAATATATCTGTTCACAATCACCTAACTCAGCAAAATTTATGTACACTAATGGTACAATGAGTGGTTATCATAAAGAAGAAGGAATTAGAAGTGCATTAAAGCACGGAACACTTGCCATTGGTCAATTAGGCTTAGCAGAAACATTACAATTATTAATTGGTAAAGACCATACAACAAAGGAAGGTATGGAACTTGCTAAGAGAATTGAACAATTATTTAAAGATAAGTGTGCTCAATTTAAAAAGGAATATAAGTTGAATTTTGGTGTTTATTACACTCCTGCTGAAAATCTATGTTATACTGCTATGACTAAGTTTAGAGAAAAGTATGGCATTATTAAAGATGTAAGTGATAGAGACTTCTTTACAAATTCAATGCACGTACCTGTATGGCATAAGATTTCAGCATTTGAGAAAATAGATATTGAAAGTCAATTAACAGGTTACTCAAGTGCAGGATGTATTACTTATGTAGAATTAGATGGTAACACAGTAAATAACATTGATGCTTTAGAAAAGATTGTTAATTATGCTATGGATAAAGATATTCCATATTTTGCAATCAATGTTCCTGTTGACCAATGTAAAGATTGTGGCTATCAAGGTGTAATTAGTGAAAATTGTCCTAAGTGTAATTCAATTAATATTAAGAGATTACGTAGAGTTACTGGTTATTTAACAGGTGACTATAAATCAGCATTTAATAAAGGAAAACAACAAGAAACAGAACAAAGAGCAAAACATACAGGAATTGAAGTAAAGTAGGTGGTTCAATATGAAATATTTGAATATTTTAGATTGTGACATTGTAGATGGTAGTGGGGTAAGAGTAACACTATTTGTGAGTGGTTGTACACATCGTTGTAAAGGTTGTCAAAACCCTGAGTCTTGGGCTTGTAATAATGGTGAAGAATTTACAAAGGAAATTGAAGACAAAATAATTGAACTACTTTCAAGAGACTATATTGATGGTTTAACACTATCAGGGGGTGACCCGCTATTTGTTCCTAATAGAGATGCTATTTTTAATCTATGTAAGAGAATAAAAGAAAAGTTACCAAATAAAACTATTTGGCTATATACAGGTTATGATTGGGAAGACATTAATTCCTTAGATTTATTAAAATATGTAGATGTTTTAGTTGATGGTAAGTTTATACTTGGTTTATTGGATACCACATTAGCATTTAAAGGTAGTTCCAATCAAAGAGTAATAGATGTACAAAAATCATTACAAGAAAATAAAATTGTTTTATATAAGGTTGGTGAATAATATTGTTTTATATTGTTAAAGTAGTTACAGTATTTAAAGATTGTTCTAAGTCAGTCAAATATTATGAGTTTAGAACATTGGAACAAGCAAAAGATTTTATTGATGCTAACTATGATAAAACTAATTTCAAAGATTATTCTTTTGAAATAAAAATTCTTAAATGTGAAGAAATAAATTAAAGTCGATAACAAAAAGTTATTGACTTTTTATTTTGTGTGTGCTATACTGATTACAGATAAAATAAATAAAGGGGGAATTACCTAAGTGATTAGAACTTTTAGGAATAAATTACAGGAATTTAAAGTAATTATTGAAGAGTCTAATGTTGGCATTTATTTCTTATCAGTTTTTTATAAAGACACACATTCACACTCGTTGAACTATAAAGAGTATAAAGGTCTTAGTAGAACATATGAGGGAATTGATAACTTAGACAAAGCAATAGAAGAATTAGTCAAGAAACATAAGTTAGAGGAGGTTAAGTAGTGGAATTATTAAAAGCAATTAAAAAGATTAGGGGTTACACCATATGCGACTATACACCATTTGGTGTAGTTACCTATGACTATAGTAATGAACTAGATGAACTATTTAAATTGTTGTGGATTTTAAAATACAAAATGGTTGATATTGGTATGGTTTGGTTGTATTATTACAATTCAGATGACCCACTCAACGAATACAATAATCACGTAGGCAATGGTGGTTATAGTTTATTAGAAGATGAATTTAATTTAGTGGTGAAATTTTTACCAACAAAAGAGGAGATGGAAATTTAATGATATATGTAAAAGAATTAAAATTAATTAGTAACCCTGTTATTTATTTTGACTGTGAAGACTTTGTATCTAAATATAGAGAGGGAAAATTAAAATTGTATGTTTCTCACATAAAGGTTATAACACCTAAATCATTAATTATGATTATACCCGGCATTGTTAATTTACAATTAGTGTCTGATAATTGGAATGACATTAGAAAATTATTTGAATTAATTAATTATGGACAACTTAGTTGTTCAACAATATATTCAACCGGTGTACTTTCCCCTAATTATGAGGCAGAGTTGCAACAAGACTTTGATGTGATTGAAAGTGAGTTAGATACTGATTTAACGTTATCGTATGAACAATTATGTACAAAATATAGAGGTCATATAGTCAACCCTTATCTTAAGTATGAACCAGAGGTGAGTGCTATATCTGGGTTATCTTATCGTAATGATAAGATTACTGTTACAGGTATTAATTACGCAAATGCAGTAGATTTTAAAAACACATTAATAGATACGTATGAAGTAGAAGATAAAGAGGAGATGGGAAATATGAATAGTTATGTAAGTGATATTATGTGGAATAAGGATATTAATAAAATTTTAATTAATGAAAATGAAGGTGTTGTATCAGTAATCGGTGTTAAACAAGATATAACATTGTATCGATGCACACAATCAAATAAGGTGGTTACAATGTCAAAGACTATCGAGGGAGATACTTTTGATAGATACATTGGCTCAGCATTTGCACTAGGTTATTTCTTTTATGGTTCTAAAACACAATTTAATAAGCATTTAAAAGAATTTTATGGTTGTGCACCACAAGAATTAGATAAGTGTGCTTTAATTGATATGTACACTAAGTTTGGTGGTAAAGCAAATTTTGAAAAATATATTGACACTAATGCTAAGTATGTAATCAAAGAAAAGAAAGACTTAAAAAAAGATAAAAAGGTAGCACCTAAGAAAAAACCAAAATCTAAGAAAGATAAGGAGTAATTGCTTATGGTGTTACCAGAATTACGAGAGTCATTTGTATTAGATGCTAATAAAATAGGTGATTGGCAAAAGATGAGCAAATTATCTATTGCTAAAGGTTTTGTTGCTAATGAACAAAACATTCCTGTAAGAGATTCATATTTTAGTGCCTTTGCCTTAAGGTATTGGCACGAGATACCTACTTTATATAAAGAGTGTGAATTTTTAGTTAAGAGATTACACTTATCAATTGAAGATATTGCTTCTTGGTATTTTGAAGCACTACTTGATGTTTTTAAGTATAGAGCATTTATGAACCCAGAAGTATTTAAGTATATCAAAGATGGTGATGAAGATAAGTTTATTAATGGTTATGTGTATAGAGCCATTGATAGTACTAGAGAAAGAAAATTTCAGTATTATAACTATGATAAGAGAAAGTTAAATGTGTTATCAGACAGTTTAGATACTATCATTGAAGAAAAAGGTGACAGTATGTTGGCTGATAATAATAGTCAACGTGATACATATAATAATATTGATAGAGTAATTAGAGACTTAGTTAAAGATAATCAAATATATGAAGCATTAGTTATTTATGCAAGTATATATGGTGATAGTTTCTCTAAGACATATGAAGATGGTGTTGCTAAAGCAAAGTATATTCCTAGAAAAGCAACTAATTTAATTAGTGAGTTAAGCGAAAAAGAAATTGATGATTTTATTGATGAATATGCTAGTGATGAAAATAAAGAAGATATTTCATATGAATTATATAAGTTTAGATTTTATAGTCCTAAATGGATTAGTATTCTTTATGAAAATGCAATAGAAAAATTAAAGAATAATCAAGATATAAGAGATATTTGTAAAAGGTAGTGATTAAATGTTATTAGATTTATTAAGAACAGATAATTATGTTTCATTTAATAAAAGATTAGCACACATTATAGGCTTAGAACAATCAATTTATGTTAATCAAATCATTAATATAATGGGTAAGGCTGAGAAAAAAGATAAAGTCTATGAAAATGGTTTCATAAAACTAGATAGACAGTATATTTTTGAGCAAACTACTATTAGTGTTGAAAGACAATTAACTTTAGATAAAGGGCTTAAAGATATTAAATTATTAGAGAGTGATTTTGAAGACCCTGACCTATTAAAGATTGATACTCAATTATTAGCAGATTTAACTTCAAACGAGGATGTTAATATAAATACTGATTTTTCTAGTATATTACAAAATAATAAAAAATTAGACACTAGAACTAAGAACTTATTAAGGTTAGATAATTATAGTAGATTTATTGATACAAATAACATCGAATTAACTCACGCTTTAAAAGATTGGATTATGTCTTTATTAGAAAGTAATAAGCCAGTGAATAAGAATGTAGTAGTTAAATTTCAAGATGACTTATTTAATTATACACAAGGTAAGTTACAAGATGCTCTAGCATTGGTTAGAATAGCCACAAATCACGCTTATAATACTTTTTCTTGGTGTACTAAGGAATTTGTGCAACAAAAGAAAGAAAAGCCAAAATCAGTGGCAAAGAAAGAGAATTTATCAAACAAAGTATATTAGTTGACAAACTAAAATATTTGGTGTATAATATAACACGTATGTCGATTGGAGGGATGATGTGAACGATAATTGTTGGATGAAAGATTGTTGTAATCAGATAGATTGCAATACTTTCTGTATGAAATATTATAAGTTAAATGCTTTGTATGATATGGCATTAATACCACCAACTAAGCGAAAACACGTTAAGTTAAGAATAGATGATGATGGTAGTGATGAACAAGCATTTAACACATTAAAAGAAATTGAAAATGATATTGTTGAGTTTATTAATAATGGTAAAAGTTTGTTTTTATATTCAGCAATAACAGGAAATGGTAAAACCGAATGGACATTACGTATGGTAGAAACATACTTTAATAAGATATGGGCTAAGAGTGAATTAAAATGTAGAGTATTGTTCATTAGTGTACCTAGATTTCTTTTAGAATTAAAATCAAACATATCAGAGAAAAGTGAATACATACAACATATTAATGACAATATTTTAGATTGTGATTTAGTTGTATGGGACGATATTGCCACTAAGTTAGGAACAGAGTTTGAATTATCTCACTTATTGTCTATTATTGACACTAGAATAAATAATGGTAAGTCAAATATGTTCACATCTAATTTAAGTGGTGCAGAATTAAATAAGGCTTTGGGTGATAGATTATATTCAAGAATACAAAACTATTCAGACTATGTAATTGAACTACAAGGCAAAGATAAGAGGGGGATTAAAGAATGATACAACTACAAGTATTAAATAAAATTCTCCAAGACAAAGATTTTAGTATTGTAACTAAGAACAATATAAATGAATATTATTTTAATGAATATAAAGATGAATTTAATTTTATTAAAAATCATTTTGATACTTACCACAATGTACCAGACTTACCTACTTTCTTGGCTAAGTTTAATAACTTTAGAGTAGTTGAGGTTAATGAAAGTACAAGTTATTTACTAGATGAATTATTTAAAGATAAGAATACTAGAGATTTAGCATATGCTTTCAACAAAATAAGAGAGCAAATGATGAATGGTAATGTTGATGATGCTATGCTTACATTTAAAAAAGCAAGTGATAGAATATTACAAAATAAAGCATTAGAACCTATTAACATTTTAGAAGATACAAGTAGATATAATGAGTACATTGAAAAGACAAAAGACTTTGCAAAGTTCTATATTAAAACAGGTTTACCTGAATTAGACCAATTAATTGGTGGGTGGGATAAGCAAGAAGAACTATGTACAATCATAGCACGTCCCGGCATCGGTAAAACTTGGTTAATGCTATATTTTGCAGTAGAGTGTGCTAAGCAAGGTCTTAAGGTTGGTATTTATTCAGGTGAAATGTCAGTCAATAAAGTTGGTTATAGAGTAGATACCTTATTAGGTAATATTTCAAATACCTCATTAATGCGTGGTAGAGAAGATATTAAGGTTCAATATAAAGACTATATTGATAAATTACCTGAGACAGTAAAAGGTTCAATGTGGATAATAACACCAGAAATGATTGGTGATTATGCTAGTGTTTCTACATTAAGAGCATTTATTGAGAAATCAGAATTAGATGTATTATTTGTAGACCAACACTCACTATTAAAAGATGAAAAGAATGGTAAGAATAGCGTAGAAAAAGTATATAACATTTCTACAAGTTTAAAGTTACTACAAGATTTAGAGAGAGTACCTATTATAGCAGTATCCCAAATGAATAGAACTAAGAATGAAAGCGACAGTGATTTAATTGACTTAACTCAAGTTGCTGGTGGTGATAAAATTGGTCAAGATAGTACATTAGTTCTAGGTATTTTAAGAGATAAGAATGATGAGAATATAATAAAGATACAATTAGTAAAAACAAGATTCTCAAATGGTACTAAAAAGTTAATAACATATTACACAGACTTGAACTTAGGTACATTTAAGTATATACCTGAGGGTACAGAAATATCTAATAGTGATAATATTGATTACGAAAATAGATATAATGTAGAAGGAGAGGATGTGTTTGATTAATGAATTTAATTATTGATGGTTATATTATTGACACACCTATTGTTGAAATTCTTACTGAGTGTAAAAAAGAATTGACAAATGGTAAGTTAAGTAGTATAATAGATAATGGTACTTGGGTTTCGATAACTTGCCCTTTTCATAGTGGTGGTATGGAAAGAAGAAACTCGTGTGGTGTAGTAAGTGACCCTAATTCTAAATTAGAATATGGGACATTTAATTGCTTTACTTGTAAAGAGAAAGGCAAACTATATCACTTGATTGCAGGTTGTTTTGATGAAAGTGATGACTTTGGTAAGAAATGGTTAATTAGTAAGTTTGGTAGAAAATTCTATGATACTAATTTAAACTTACAAAAAATAGAGTTACCAAAACCTAAAACTATAACTTACTTGAATGAAAGTATATTAGATACTTTTCAAAGTTATCACCCTTATATGACCCAAAGACACCTAACACCCGGGGTTATATCTAAGTTTAAAATTAAATATGACCCACATAATCAATGTTTAATATTTCCTGTATGGGATGAATGGAATAGATTATTATTTTTAACAAGTAGAAACGTTAATTACAAATTTTATCAATTACCAAAAGATATTGATAAGCCAATCTATTTATTGAATTTCATATTAAAGGAAAATATTAAAGAAGTAGTCGTTGTTGAGTCACAAATTAACTGCCTTACTTGTTGGGGTTATGGAATACCAGCAATAGCACTATTTGGTAGTACATTAACTACATATCAAAGAGACATTCTTAGAAAGTCAGGAATTAGACATTATATACTTGCATTAGATGGCGATGATGCAGGTAAAAAGGGCGTAGAAAGGTTTAAATCTATGATTGGAAAAGATGTGCTCGTTGATGTTATGGAATTACCACCAGATAGAGATGTTAATGACTTAACATATGATGAATTTATAAGTTATTATAACAGTGCAAAGAATAGTTAGAAAAAGGAGATAGAAAATAATATATGGCACAATATAGTTATGAAAATTACACACAAAAGCAAGAACAAAAGCAATTTGAAGGAGCAAAGATTAAGTTCTTTGATTTCTTAAAGAATGATGGGGAAGTAGTATTAGTTAGATTTCCTTATCAATCAGTAGCAGACATTAAGATTGACACACTACATAAGGTTAATGTTAATGGTAATTTTAGATATGTAAATTGTTTAAGACAAGATGACACTGAACCTACACATAATTGCCCTTTATGTGCAAAAGGAGATAGTGCAAAGGGAAGATTTATCGCCAAGATGATTGTTTATGTACAAGGAGCAAATGGTATTGAAATTGTACCTTGTATTTGGAATAGACCTACTGGTTTCGCCAGAACAGTAGCAGAAAGAATTACAGATTATGGTAATTCAGTATTTAAGATTAAGAGAATTGGTGCTAAGGGTGATATGAAGACTACATATGACATTATGCCAGCAAACCCACAAGTTTATAATGAACAAGCATACCCAAGCGATTTTAGTGCATTTGAAAATTTCAAGCCTAATAATTTTGCTTTCATTGATAGAAACTTTGATGAATTAACTCAATATGTTTCAACAGGTGTTATGCCTGAGAGACAAAAGGCACAACCACAACAAGAAAATGAAGGTTATGCACCACAAGGTCAAACTTATGGTCAACAACCACAATATAATCAACCTTATGGTCAACAGGTACAGGGTTATAACAACCCACAATACCAAGCACCACAACAAAATTATGGTGCACCACAGGGTTATGTAAATCAAGCACCTCAAAATTATGGTCAACAGCCAACATATCAACAGGCTGAACAAAACCCATTCCCACAAGGTGCACCTATGCAACCAAATATGCAACAACCACAAAATCAACAACCTACACAACAGGATGTAAACGGTACTAAGCCTAATAGAAGATATTACTAATAAGGAGGTTTCCTTATGCAGAATTTATGGGGAGATGAATTTGAAGTTCCCACACAAGAAAATAAACTTGTTAATGAGATATTAGATAAAATAAGCAACCCAGAAAGTTTAGATAAGAAAGAATTTAAAAAGTTAATAAATAAAAAGAGTTTAACCTTATTAGATAGACTTAGAATATTAAGTGATTATGTTAAAAATCTTTTAAGAGAACACATAGGTGAAATCTTAGTTATTAGGTCAAAAGAAGATTTAGTTAAGTATGTTGATAACATAATCAATGATGGAGTGTGGGCGTTTGATACAGAAACAACAAACTCATTAGACCCGTACACAGGCAAAGTGTTGGGTCTATGCCTATACTCACCAAATCAAAAATCAGCATATGTACCTATTTGGCACGTTGACCCTGTTACAGATGAACTATTACCTAACCAAGTTACAGATGAAGATTGTAAAGAACAATTACAAAGAATTAAAGATGCTAAGATATTTACTGTAATGCACAATGGTAAGTTTGATTACAAATTTACTAAGAAGTCAGTAGGTGTGCCTTTAAACATTGATTGGGATACTATGATAGCGTCAAGAATGATTGATGAAAATGAATTGACTGCAGGTCTTAAGTGGCAATATAAAGAACACGTTGACCCTAATCACCCTTTATATGATATTGAGGAATTATTCCCAGTACCATATAAATATGTAGACCCTGAAATATTTGCATTATACTCAGCAACAGACGCTATGATGACCTATAAATTGTTTTTATATCAAAAAGGTATATTATATCAACCTGACCAGAAAAACGCATTAAAACTCTTTCTGGACGTTGAAATGCCACTAATAATACCTGTTGCAGAAATGGAACTTGATGGTATTAAGTTTGATAAAGAATATAGTGATAGATTACAATTAAAATATACTAAGATATTAGAAGAATATGATGTAAAGTTAAATGAAGAACTTTCTAAAATTCAACCACAAATCGATGAATGGCGTAAAACACCTGATGCTTTAGAGCAACCAAAGGTATATGCTAAAGCAAATTCTAAAAAAGATGGTTACCCTTATCACGATGCTAAAGGTTATTATAAATTAGGTAAATCTAAGAATGATACATTAGAAACGCCTATCAATACTGAGTCACCAGCTCAATTAGCAATATTACTATATGATATTCTAAAGTTTGAACCAGCATTTGAAGATAACCCACGTAGCACAGATAAATATGCTATGGAAGTGTACGTTGAGGAAAGACACTCATCATTATGTGAAGTAATTAGTGAGAGAAAAACAATAGTTACACTATTACAAGATTTCATAAAGAAACTACCAACCTTAGTAAACCCTGTTACGCATAAGATACATTGTAACTTTAACCAAACAGGTAAAGAAGATAGGGGTGTAGTTACAGGTCGTTTTAGTAGTAGTGAACCTAATCTTCAGCAAATACCAAGTAAAAATAATGAAGTTAGATTATTATTTTGTGGTGATGTTGTTTACAATGAGTCAGAGTATATTGATTTTGAATATAAACTAGATAAGTTAAGTGAAGTATTAACTAACAATGATTGGAAATATTCAATTAATCTATCAATAAATGATGTTATTATCAATGATGGTGAACAAGTGATTATTACTGATATTCTTATAGATGATTGTGTGAGAATTAAAGTAAATAAACCATTTAGTAAACCTTTAAATTCTAAAATAGAGTATGTATTATGTGGCTCAGATTATAGTGGTCAAGAACCTCGTCTTACAGCATACTACTCACAAGATGACATTATGATACAAGCATATAAAGATAGTAGAGACCTATACTCAGTTATTGCTCAATTTATGTATCACAATCGTTATGAAGACAATCTTGAATTTTACCCAGAGGGTGAGCATATTGTAATTGATGGTGAAGAAGTTATTTGTGGTTTTAAAACCCATAAGAATAAGGCTGGTAAGAAACGTAGAAGTGCCGCCAAGACTGTATTACTAGGTATGCTTTATGGACGTGGTGCAAACTCAATCGCCTCACAACTTGAAACAACTAGAGAAGAGGGTCAAAAAATTATTGATGATTTCTTTAAGTTGTTCCCTAAAGTAAAAGAATGGATTGATAAAACCCACGACAAAGTAAAGAAATTACAATATGTTGAAGATTGGTATGGTCGTAGAAGACACTTAAAAGATATAGGTTTACCTAAATATTCACTAGATTTTACAAGTGAGTATAAGAAGACACATAATAATTTTAACCCTATACTTTGTTGTCAAGATAGAGTTGATAACACTCTATTATTAAAGTATGATAAATTACTACAAGAAGTTAGGGGTAAAAAACAATTACAAAATTTAATAAACCAAGCCAAAAATGAGGGTGTTGAGATAACAGATAATGAAGGTCGTATTGCTAGAGCAGAAAGACAAAGTGTAAATGCAATTGTACAAGGTGGTGCGGCTACCTTAACTAAAATGGCTATGGTTAATATTTATAATGATAAAGAGTTGACAGACTTAGGATTAAGAATGTTAGTACCAATTCACGATGAATTACTATGCACTTGCCCTAAGATAAATGGTGAGAGAGCAAGTCAAAGATTGGTTGAAGTAATGGTTGATACAGCAAAGCCATACATAAATGTACCTATGTCTTGTGACCCATACCTAGTAACAAACTGGTATTTTGATGAAATGAGTGCTCAAATTCAAAATGAGTTTGACCATTTACAAGAGGGTGATGAAGATAAAGGTATTAAGGGCTTACCTAGAGACCAAGCATTTGAAAAACTAAAAGAAATTCATTGTGAATTATTAGAAAAAGACATAATTAGAATGTTAGAGAACAAATAGAAAGGAAGATGATTTAAAATTATGTTTATTAAAACAGAACAATTACAAGAAGTAGGTAATAAGATTTTACAAGCAGTTGATACTGACTCAACAACAGGTGATAAGTTAGAATTAAAGGTAGTTGGTACACAATTACAATTAAATGTTAGTAATAGAGAATACTTTGCTCAAGTTATTATTGATGGTGTAGAAAATGAAGAATTTAATGCAGTAGTTGATGCTAAGTTATTCTTTTCATTAGTAAGTAAGATTACTACAAAAGATATTGAACTTAAGACTACTACATCTACATTAATTTTAAAGGCAAATGGAAACTATAAGTTACCATTAATTTATGAAGGAAACTCATTAGTGAATATTGGTCAAATCGTTATTGAAAACCCAACAACTACATTCAATGTTTCCTCAGATATTTTATTAGGTATCTTAAATTATAATTCAAAGGTATTCCTAGATGAAGGAAATATTAAGTCACCATTACAAAAGTTATACTATGTTGATGAAAATGGTTGTGTTACTTTCACAAGTGATGCGTGTGTAAATTCATTCACATTACCACAACCTGTTAAGTTATTATTAAATCAAAAGTTAGTTAAGTTATTTAGATTATTTAAAGATGGTGATGTTAAGTTCACATTAGGTTATGATGAAATTGCAGGTAAGATTCAGACAAAGGTTAAGTTTGAAACAAAAGACATTACTATTACAGCAATCACATCAACTGATGACCAAGCAATCTCAAAGTTCCCTAAAGATAAGGTAAGACAAGTTGCTAGTGGCACATTAGATTATGTTGTTGAAATTGATAGATTTGAATTAATCTTAGCACTTACTAGAATTTTAATTTTAAATAATGCTCGTGGTGGAGTTAATAAGAACTTTGGTATTTTAGAATTTACTAAGGATAACTTATCAATCTATGACTTACCAAAGGAAAACAGAGAAGTATTAAAGTGCGATATTCCTACTTTAAATGGTACTTATGAATTAAGCACAGACATTGCAGTATTAAAGTCTACATTAGATAGTTGTGTAGAACCTACAGTATCAATTAGTTTTGGTAATAAGCAATGTATGATTTTATCAAGAGGTAATGTAAAGAACGTAATTCCTGAAGCAAATAGAAAGGCTTAATGCCTATGTCTAATTTGGGTAAGAAATTTGAAGAAAAGGTAAAGGAAGATTGGGAGAGAGCATTTCCTAAGACTTTCTTTACTAGATTACCTGACCAACAAAGTAGATATTTTGGTCAATCAGGAAATATATGTGATTACATAGGATTTGTTAATTGCAAACTATTCTTAATGGAATGTAAAGAAACGAAAGAAACCACATTTAATTTTAAGTCAAATTTGGGTGTGGGTAATATGGAAAAGACAAAATCAAAATCTCAATATGAAAGATTGTTAGAGCATAAAGATGATGAAAATACATACCCCGGAGTATTGTTATGGTTCTCATCATTCGACAAAGTAGTATGGTTAAATATAGGTGAGATTGAAAGAATGATAAATGATGGTTTAAAATCATTTAACGTAAAGATGATTGTAGATTGTGATTACAATGTGTACACAATTCCTGCTACTAAGTTAAGAACATTTATGAGATGTGATTTTGAAATATTTAGAACTATCGAAAAGGAGTAGTGACTATGGATAATAATGAAGCATTACAAAATGTAGTTAATGACATTAATAATAATGTTGAATATGTTAAGAAAATGAGTGATGATATTGTTAAGGAATATACAGGTTTATTAGATGAACTAATGAAAGATATTGCAGATAATATCATTGGTAATGACAATGTACCTGATGCAATATTAGAGAAGTATTTCCTAGAACTAACTAATGCAATGTACTTTATTGGCTCTAAGAGTGAGTTCTTAGGTCTATATGAAGATTTATCAAAGGCAAATATGCGACTTAAATATAACCAAGCATTTAGTGATAATCAAATTAATGGTATTACTAATGGCAAGAAACCAACAGTAGATGAGAATAGAGTATTTGCAGAAAATAGTTCGATGAATGAAACCATAGTCAATTCTTTATACTCAAGAAGTTTTAGAATTATTAAATCAAAGGTAGAGAGTGCTAATGAAATGATTAAAACACTTTCTAAGATTATTTCAAAACGAATGAACGAAAGGGATTACTCAGACAGGGTAAACCCATTTAGTGAGGGAGAATAATTAATGGAGTTAAAAGATATAGTAAAAGGCATTGACAAGAAGTATGGAATGGAAGGTATTGCTAGAGTAGGTGTAGATAATTCAAGATTTAAGTCAACACTATCTTTAGGCTCACCTAGTTTAGACTTTTGTACATATAATTCAATTCCTGAAGGTATTTTTATAGAAATTTCAGGAAAAGAAGCAAGTGGTAAAACAACATTAGCATTTTTAATTGCAAGTGACTATATTAGAAAAGAAAAGAAGAAACCAGTAGAACAACGTAGACATATTCTATTTGTTGATGCTGAGGGAACTGCAGATGCTGAATGGGCGTATAAATCAACAGGTTATGATATGAACGACCAAGACATTCAAACACTTTATATGACACCATTAGGTCAAACAGCAGAGCAAATTTTTGATATGGTTATTGAAGCAGTAAAGAGTGGTCAAATTGGCTTAGTAATATTTGACTCTTTAGTTGCTATTGCACCACAACAAACTGCAAATGAGTCTTTAGAGAAAAAAGATATGGGCGTTATGGCTAAGGTTATGGCTGACTTTGTTAGAAGAAGCACAGGCTTATTTAATAGATTTAGAACTACATTTATTGGTATTAATGGTATCATTATGAACATCAGTGGTTATGGTAACCCTGAAACTACAGGTGGTGGTGAATATTGGAAACGTGCTTGTAGTTTAAGATTAAAGGTTAAGCGTGGCGATTACTTTGATGATAATGGTGCTATTTTAAAGTCAACTGCAGAAAGCCCTTCAGGTCATATAATTGAAGTTGCAGTATTAAAGACTAAATTCTGTCGTTGGGATAGAAAGTTAGGTAGATGTCACTTACATTATATTAAGGGTATTGATGTTCTATGGGACACTATTGAAGTGGCAAATCATTTAGGAATTTACATTAATAAGATTAACACAAGTTGGTATAATTTCATTGACCCTGATACAAGTGAAGTATTAACAGATGAGAAAGGTAATGAGATTAAAGTAAATGGTGAAAAGAATGTTAAAAAGTTCCTAGAGGAACACACAGACATTTGGCGTAAGATTTATGATAAAGTATATGAACGATTAACAATCAAAGACAATCCAAATATTGTTTCTTTTGAAAAGATGTTAGGTCTAAATATTGAAGAAGAATTTGGTGAAAAGTTTGATGGTGAGTAATTATGACTAAGAATAAAGAGAGTACAAGATATTTCAGTACCATTCACGAAGAAAGTGTGGCTAAGGCTTTAGGGGGAACAAGAAATTCCTCCTCAGGCAGTGGTCATTTTAGAAAAGGTGATGTAGTTTGTAAGAAATCTTCATTACTATGTGAATGTAAGACAACTATGGAAGATAAAAACTCATTCTCAATTAAAAAGGAATGGATTGATAAGAATAAGGAAGAGACCTTTGCTATGAGATTAGATAATAGTTGCATTGTATTTAATTTTGGTCCAAATCAACCTAATCATTATGTCATTAATGAAAAATTAATGAAATTCCTTGTAGAGAAACTTGAGGAGGAATACGATAATGAAGAAACGACTTAAAAGACTAAATTATAAGTTAAGAAGTTTATTATATAAAATAAACATATTTAGATATATTAAAAACTATTTCTTTTGTTTAAGATACCCTTTTATGAAAGCAAGAAATGTTTGGACAGGTAAATCTTGTGGTTATAGTTTTACTTGTTATGATGGAATACCTTATGGTTGGAGAAAAGCATTTGGTAAGAGATTATTAAAAGAGTTAAAGGAAGCCTTGAAAAAGGAAGGTAGACTAAAAGAATTTATGTTTACTGAAATTAAAGAAAAATGGGGTGAACTTTGTTTATATAATAATGGTGTAGGTAAGTATTCAGAATATGTAATACATAAATATGAAATATTGTCTATGGCATATTGTATAAATTGTGGTAAGCCTGTAAGATATGTAACTAAAGGCTGGGTTGAGTTTGTTTGTGATGATTGTAGAAACAATGATGTCAAAAAAGGAAAATCAGTTGAGAATTATCATAGATTGACTTTAGATGATATTCCATACTCAATCAAATATGACAAGAATGGTGAAACTAAAATTGACTATAAAGAACGCTATGGACTAGATTTTAAAAAATTATGGAATTTAGATGTTGACAAGTAAAAATTATAATGATATAATGAGTGTACAAAGTTAAACAAGGAGGGGTAATATATGGAACAGTTAACTTTAGACAAAGAACTATTAAATGCAGACTTAAAGGAATACTTTGAGTTAAAAGCAAAAAAGGAAGAGTTAGAGGCTAAAATGAAGCCACTTAATGCTAAGATTGTTAAGGCATTAGAAGATATGGGTGAGAAGAAGTATTCAAGTGATGAATACCAAGCAACAGTATCTTATAAGGAAAGCATTAAGTATACAAATGAAAAGGCTCTAATTGATGAGTTAAAGAAAGATGATACATTAAAGTACTATGTAGTTGAAACTGTTGATACTAAGGCACTAAACGACCTTATTAAAACTAACGAAAGTGTTGCTACTAAGTTACAAGAGTCTTATACAAAGTCAAGTTCAAGTTCTCTAACAGTTAAGAAAATTTAATCTTGAACAATAGTTAGGGTTGATTTATATTAGGTCAACCCTATTCTATTTATTTCCCATATAATTAGTTTTTATTTATAAGATGGGTTAGTTATCGTTGAAATAGTAAAAATCAAATCTCCACATAACAGAGTTATTTGAGGAAAGGAATGTGATATTATGTGTGATGTAAGAAATGTAGTTTTAGGTATTGTAGACAATATACAAAGATTATCTAGTGAGCAAAAAGAAAAATTCAAAGAATTTTTATTAAAAAGTGATTATTTCACTGCACCATTAACTACTGAATATGAATATTCATATGAGGGTGGTTTGGCTCAATATGGTATTGATGTGTTAAATACTATGTGGGCTTTATATGATACTAAAATGTTTGATAAAATCAATATAACTGATTATAATTTTGAAATACTTGCTTTATTTCATTCATTATACAAAGTTAATTATTTTGAAAAATATGCAAAGAATGTTAAAGTGTATGATAGAAATGGTGACAAGTTTGATGAATTTGGTAATTTTAAATGGGTATCTGAGGTTGGTTACAAAGTAAAAGATGCGAAAGAACGATTTACTACAGGTGGTTCAGGTTTAACATCATATATGATATTAAAGAACTTTTTACCTTTAAGTGATGAAGAAGCCTTAGCAATCATTCACTTTAATTATGATGTAAGCACAAAAGATTTTTACGAATTACTAAAATGTAACCCTTTAATTTCATTCTTAAGCACATCAATTTCATTGACACTAAATTGTATTTCAAAAGAAAAGGATAATCAATAATGAGTGAGAGATTAGAACGTGAATTAAAAAGAGTTAAATTTGCTAACATTCAACAAGTAGATGAAAATACCTATGTTGTTAGGAAAGAAACTGAGATTAGGTTAGAGGAAGATAATTGCTATTTAATTAAGTTGAAAGATAGTATCTTCAACCCTAATTCTATATTGACAACTAATTGGAATAGTGGTAAAATACCTAATAGTAGATATTATCAAGTTGACATAAATAAAATTATGGGTGATATGATAAGAATTTCAGGAATTGGTTATGATGATGAGTCGTGCACAATTTTTAAAGAAAATTGGTATGGTTGGTTACCTAAGAATGAAATAGAAATAATTAAGAAGTTATAGAGGTGATTTAATGGATGCATTATATAATGTGTATAGACCACACAAGTTTGAAGATGTAGTTAGTCAAAAATCAATAATTGATGTGTTAACTAAACAAATAAAAGAAAATAAGTTTAAAAATTGTTATTTGTTTTGTGGTTCATCAGGTTGTGGTAAAACAACAATAGCCAGAATACTTGCAAATGAAATCAATAAAGGCGTAGGAAACCCTATTGAAATTGATGCGGCTAGTAATAATGGTGTAGAGAATATAAGAGAGATTGTGGCAAAAGCAAATGAGAGAGCATTAGATGGTGAGTATAAGATTATCATAGTTGATGAAGTACATTGTTTAACTAGCCAATCTTGGCAGGCATTTCTTAAATGCTTAGAAGAGCCACCAAAGTACACAATATTTATGTTTTGTACAACAGACCCACAAAAGATACCAGCAACTATATTAAATCGTGTAATGAGATTTAATTTAACTAAGATACCTACAAATCAAATTAAGGAAAGATTGAGATATATTTGTGAGCAAGAAAAGTTTACTAATTATGATGAAGCAATAGATTATATCAGTAAGTTAGCAAATGGTGGTATGAGAGATGCAATATCACTATTAGACAAAGCAAGTGCATACTCAACAGATTTAGATATTAAGAATGTATTAACTATTTTAGGTAATTTCTCTTATAAAATGTTCTTTGATATTACTAATGCAGTTATTGATAAAAATGATGATATTGTAATTTCAAATATTGAAGAAATTTATAATCAGGGAAATGATTTAAAATTATTTATTGAACAATATTTAGAATTTGTATTAGACTTATTTAAGTTTAGTGTATTTGGTAATTTAGATTTAATTAAGATACCACCTACATTCAAAGAGGATATTGACTATATTGTAGGCGATAGTTCTAGTAAAAACTATTTCTCTAAATTTGTCGATAGGGTTTTAGAGATTAAGAATACTATTAAGTACGATACAAATATTAAATCAACTATTGAGGTAATGTTTATTCAAATGTGTAGAGGTGTTTAACTATGATTAATGGTCAAGATAAATTAGTTAATACTTTTATGAATATGTCAATAAATGAACTACCTCATACATTTATGTTATTAGGTGAAGAAGGATGTGGTAAACACACCTTATCAAAAGATATAGCAGAAAAGTTTGGTTTAGAGTATGAGGATATTTCAACCACTATCACAAGTGAGTTATTGTTTGAGATTGAGGGTATTAAGATACCAACTTTATATGTACTAAATATTAATGAGTTAAAAGACCAAAATATTATTCTTAAATTCATTGAAGATTACAAAGAATTTATTTATGTTTGTGTACTTTGTGATAATAAGAATTTATTATTGGAAACTATTGCAAATAGATGTGTAATCTATGAGTTTGAAAGATATTCAAAAGAATTTTTAAAAGACAGTGTTCTATATATCTTGGCTCGTGATGAAGATAGAGATATAATTTTAAATATTTGTACAACTTTAGGTCAAATTCAAGATGTAGTAAATCAAGATTTAGCAGGTCTTAATGACTTAGTATTAAAAATTATTCATAAAACACAAGATGCTAACTTCCCTAATTTATTAACATTGGTAAATAAATTTAATTATAAAGATTATTTTGATAAATATGATGTAAATACTTTCTTTAAATTAATGCTATACAATTTACTTGAACTATGTAAGCAAGATGGTAAATATTGCAGTAAGTATATGCTAACTCAAGAATACCACAAGAGATTATTAATTGACCATAGATTAAATAAGGAAAATCTAATGACACAATATCTAATTGATTTTTGGAAATTATCGAAAGGAATTAAGTAAAATGGATAATGAAGAGAAGAAAGAAGATACCAATGAAGAAAAAAGAGAATTAACATTAAAAGATGGTACAAAAGTACCCGGAGCAACAACTATCACAGGTCAATTAAGTGCACCATTTTTAGTTAAGTGGGCTAATAATTTAGGTAAACAAAGTATAGATGTGAGTGAATATACTAAAAATAGAGCAAGACAAGGTGAACTAATACATATGATTATTCAATCACATTTATTAAAAACTGAGGTAGACTTAAGTAAATATAATGAGAATGAGATTATACTTGCTGAAAAAGCCTTTTGGAGATATGTTGATTGGGAAGAAGAACATATAATTGAGGATGTAGAGGTTGAAAAGGAACTTGTAAGCGAACTTTACAAGTATGGTGGGTTCTTAGACATTTATTGTAAAGTTGATGGCAAATATACAGTAATTGATATTAAAACAAGTAAAGATATTGATTTTAGCCAAAAAATGCAAGTAAGTAGTTATGTTCAATTATTAAGAGAAAACAATTTACCTGTGGAACAATATATGATTTTAAATACAGGGAAACAAATAGACTCAGACCTACAAATATATTTTCTAAATGAAGGTGAAGTAGTTAAGTATTGCAAAGTATTCAATAAATTGGTAGAATTATATCATATAAGAAAAGAAATTGGGTGGAAATAATATGGAACTTAAAGAATTAAAAGAGAAGATATTAAATAAATCATTAGATTTCAACCTTTTAATTTTTAAATATGAAAGTGATACTTGGTTAGTTAATCAATACATTGATGAAATAAGTAAAATTTTAGACCTTAAAATTAACTATGTTGAAGATTTAGACACTTTAAGTAATACTAGCAGTGATTTTTTCTTTGGTGGAATGTCAAGTGAATTAAATGTTTTATGGTTAGAGGAACTAACTACAAATATACCAAATAAAGATGAACTTACCACAAGTATCATTAAATGTAATAAGATAGATAAAGATATTGAAAAGGCATTAAGTAAATATATCGTAAATTTCCCTAAATTACTTGAATGGCAAGTTCAAGACTATGCAGAACAACAACTAAAAGGAATGAAACCAGATGCTATTCAATGGTTGTGTGGGTTAATAGGTGATAATGTTTATAGATTAGATAATGAAATTAACAAAATAACTATTTTTGATGAAAAAGATAGAATGAATATGTTTTTAGCACTTAACAATGATGGTTGTTATAATGATTTAAATAATTTCAATATCTTTAATTTAATCAATGCAATAGTTAAGAGAGATTTCAATAGTGTTATTAATGTCTTACGATTAAGAGACACAATAGACTTAGAGCCTGTTGGTCTAATAACATTATTAATTAGACAATTTAAAAACATAATTGATATTCAAATGGGAAATAACCCAACACCAGATAAATTAGGAATACCACCTAAACAATTTAATGCAATTAAGTATAATTGTGGTAAGTATAGTAATGAGAGATTAATTTATATTTATGACTTATTAACAGGTATAGACTATAGATTAAAAAGTGGCTTACTAGACAATGATAAAATTATAGATTATGTAGTATGTAATATATTAAGATAAGGTGATGATAAAATGAATGATAAATTAAAAGTAGGGGAAATTTATAACGCCTTTGACGATGGCAAAATAACCTTTAGTAGATTGCTAAAGTGGAGAATTATTAGGGAAGTTGATTTTAATAAGAATGATTTAGACCAACAAACACTTGAGTTATTAAAAGAAGAAATTAAAGACTATTGGTGGCTATACAATAAAGACCAAAGATACATTTATTATGCAGAGGCAGTAAATGATGATGGTTCATTTGATAAAAGAGTTGGCTATTGTTGGTTTTTAAAGGCAGGTAATGGTTGGTTTGGAACAGGTTATTGGGCTAGTATGTTAGACCACGATGGCTCACTTTACCAATTCCTAATTGACAATGATTAATATATGTGATATAATTTGTTAGGAGATTGTATGAAAGTATATGAAATATTTTTAACAGATAATTATGATAATTTTTATTTAATTGGTTTCTATAAAAGTCTAGATGATGCAATTGATGAAATTAATATGAATATAGAAGATGATAGGTTTAAGTTAGAGGAAGGTGACCTAAAGGAATATGCTTCAACATTCAATATGTGTTTTGATACTTGTTTGTGGGACATATTTGAAAGCAAGTACCCTGAATTAGCAGGTAAATCAGATTATAGTGATTTCTCAGATGGTGGTATTTGGGTACGTGGTTTTATTTTAGATAGTCAAAGTTTATTAAATACTTTAAGTGAGTTAAACAATGAATAATTTATTTGGAGATGAATTTATGGATGATAATGTAAGATGTGGCTTTACTTTTAAAGGTGAGACATTTCAGTGTCGTGGTTATACTTATGAATTAATAAGTGATGAAGAATTTGAAAGAATTTGTAACCTATGGCACACTTTACCTAACAAAAGTGAAGTATTAGAGCAAATGAGAAAATTTCATAGGGGTAATGATAACATTAATAAGATTGTCAAGTATTATTATCGTCCAATTATGGATAAAGTAAAGAAATATTTTGATAAATGGTCAGTAAGTGATGTGTTTGAATGTAAAGATATGTTGTCAATGTTCTTAGCAAGAATTTCAAAGAATGAAAAGGTTTTCAGTTCAGATAACATTGTAGACAACTTAGATACAGCATTTAGACTTGGTGGAAAGGGTGTTGCTAGTAAGGTTAGCAATTTCCCTGTATCTACTTGTGACCAAATTCTTAGAAAATATAATGTAAATAACAATTACTATGACTTTAGTTGTGGTTGGGGTGTTAGACAAATGTGTGCTATGAGGAATGAGATAAACTACTATGGTACAGACCCTAACTATGAATTAGTGGCAAAACTTAATGAATTTAATCAAGACTATAAACAAGTAAACAATACTAAAACAGAGACAAAAATATATTGTCAGGGTAGTCAAGTATTTATTCCAGAACTTGAGAATAAGATTGGTATTGCTTTCTCAAGCCCACCTTACTTTGATTTAGAAGATTATAGAATAGGTGACCAAAGTTTCAAGCCCGGCACAACATACGAGCAATGGGTCAATAACTATTTAAAGCCTACATTTGCTAATATCTATAAGTATTTAATTTTTGAAGGTTATTTTATTGTTAATATTAAAGACTTTAATAATGTACCATTAGAACAAACTACAATAGATACAGCAAAAGAGGTTGGTTTTAAATTATATAAGGTTGAACAACTATCTCAAGGTAAAAGATTAAATTCAACAAGTGAAGATAAAGGTGATTTAATTGTAGATAGTTCTGAAAATATTTACATTTTTGTAAAAGAAGGATATGAGCCTAAAGTTGACAATGGTTTATTTGGTGTTCAAGAAGAACAAGAAGAACCACAAGCAATTAAGGTTGGAACAACTACAAGAGTTAATAGAGAAACAAAAGAAATTATAAAAGAAGATGAAATTGAAGTAGTCTCTTTATGGTAGGTGATAATATGGAAATGTGTAACTTATTTTTTGAAGAACCTAAGATTGACTTAAATAAATTAAACGAAATGTCTTTTAATGATTGGAAAACTTTAGGTAAGAAAATAAGAATGGAAAATTTTAATGAAATACATAGTTTTTATGAACTAGAGTATAGTAATGAAAATCCACCATATTATCACTGTTTTCCCGAATATAATGAATTAAGCAATACAAACAATCATAAGTATATTATAGTAGAGCAAGACAATGACCAAGTTTTTATTGCTTATAAGATAATTCAAATTATGGGAAACAACTTAATTAAGATTTATGATAAGCCTATTTCAAAATTAGGTAACAAACAATTAGAACAAGACATAATTAATGTCTTAATGACAAAAAATTTCTTTAAGTTTACATACAAAGAAAAGTATTCATACTTATATGGTGAGGGTGAGTTATCTTACCCAGATTGTGATAACTATTATAACTATGATATAATGAAAGATAAGTATACTAATAAGTATATGAAAAAGCATTTATTTTATAGATTTAATGAGCCAGAGTTTAGAGTAGAGTTCACTAATAATGTGAACATTGAACAAAGTGTTAAACTTAGACAACAGTGGGAAGATTGTAAGAATAATGGTAAGGGTGAAAACGTATTTGCTTATGGCAACTCAAAAGGGTATAAAAAATTCTTAGAATATATCAATGGTAGAAATGATTTCAATATTTTAAATATTTACTATAAAGATGAATTAATTTTACAATATGTATATTTAATTTATGAAAATGCTTACATTAATTTGTTTAGAGCAACATTATCAAGAACAATACACGAAACAGGTGATGATACTTGGATTCAAAATACATTCTCAAGATTAGATAGTTTTGCAGTATACTACACATTGAACAATGTTAAAGATATTAAGTATATTTATTATGCTGGTTGTGCTCCAAGTAATAAATCATTATTTGAGTATAAGAAAGCACATAGTAATGGTTGTGTAACATATTACACTAAAAATAGCAAGAGGTAATTTATGAAAGAATATGAAAGTGATGAATTAGTTTATACAATTTCATATAAAGGCAAAACCAAAGGTATTGAGAGTGGTATTAAAATTATTAGTGATGAATACTATAATAAACTTAGAGAAGATTGGTATAGAAAACCAGATAGAGACCTAGTATTGCGTGAACTTAAAAAGTTTATTAATGGTGGAAATAAGACAACAAATATAGTTAAATACTATTATCGTGATTTAATGGATAATACACAAACCTTACATTCAAAATGGTGTATTAATGATATATTTGATAGTAAAGAACTATTGTCTTGGGTTGTCTATAAAATAACTACAAATAGTAAAGTATTTGATGGTTATAGTATGAATAGAAATATAGATACAGTATTTAGATTAGGAGGTAGTGGCGTTGCAAATAGAGTAAGTAATTTTCCACTACCTATTTGTGATGATATACTACATAAATATAATGTAAATAATAATTATTATGATTTCTCTTGTGGGTGGGGAGCAAGATTAATGTGTTCTCTAAGAGCAGGAATTAATTATTATGGAACAGACCCAAATTACTTACTTGTAGATAGATTAAATCAATTCTATGATGATTACAAATCACTTTCACCTTACACACCAAATAAAAAGATATATTGTCAAGGTAGTGAAGTGTTCATACCTGAATTAGAGAATAAAATAGGTTTAGCATTTAGTTCACCACCATATTTTAACTTAGAGGATTATAAGGTAGGTAATCAAAGTTATAAAGAGGGGACTACTTTCGATGATTGGGTTAATGATTATCTAAGACCAACATTCAAAAATATTTATAGATATTTAGTTAATGATGGTTATTTCATTATTAACATAAAAGACTTTGACAATATACCACTTGAACAAACTTGTAAAGATGTTGCAATAGAATGTGGGTTTATATTTCATAAGTATGAAGAACTTAAACAATCATTTAGAGTTGTGAAAGATACAAGTGAAGAAAGTGAGCGTAAAGAAGTAAGTCAAAATGAAAATATCTATGTGTTCACTAAGGTAAAGAAAGATGAAAATAATCTATTTGATTTTGTAATAGATAATAAGCAAATAGAGATTAGAGAAAAGAGAGAACATAAAGTCAAGGAACAAAAAGAAAAAGAAGATGAAAATGAACTTATTGACTTATGGTAATTTCTATGATATAATAGATAAGTAGGTGATGTTATGACATATAATTACAAACAATTACAATTAAATTTAGAAGACATCAAGGTTTACTATTTATGGGATTTAATTGCTTTTGCATTAGATTATGACATTCAAAATAAAGAAATGGTTTTGACTGATGAAAAACGTAAGTTTGCACATAAATTGTTAAACATTTGTGATGAAAGTAAGAATTAAGGTGATGAAATGGATAATAAAGAAGAATTAGGTGAAAAGAAAACAATAGAATATAAAGGTAAAAGTGTAGTTACTCAAGTATGGAGAGATATGAGTGAAGAAGAACGTCAAAAGGTATGTGCTCTTTATTATGAAAAGCCAGACTTTGAGGAAGTAAAACTAAACTTTGTACAAATTCAAAGAGGTGGTACAAATAGTTCTAAGATTTCAAGGTACTATGTAAGAGACCTAATGGATAAAACTATCTTATATTGTGATAGGTGGTGTGTTGAAGATATATTCTCAAGCACAGACCTATTAGGTTGCTTTATGGCTAAGGTAGAACGTAATACAGACCTATTTGACCCTAATCAAAGTATAGTAGTTAACCTTGAAAAAGCATTACAATTAGGTGGTGCTGGTTTCGCACATATACCTACTAATTTCCCTATTAAAACAGTAGACCAAGTATTAGAGAGATTTAATGTTAATAATAATTGGTATGATATGAGTTGTGGATGGGGAAATAGATTATTGGGTGCATTAAAGAATAAAGTTAATTACTTTGGCACTGACCCTAATTATATGCTAACAGAAAGATTACAACAAATGGCTAAAGATTATAAAGATACTTGTGGTAATTATTCTAGTGTAGAAATTAGAACACAAGGTAGTGAGATTAGAGTTCCTGAGTGGGAAAATAAAATGGGCTTATGCTTTACTTCACCACCATACTTTTATCTTGAAGATTACCAAATAGGAGACCAATCATATAAGGAAGGAACAAGTTATGATAGTTGGCTTGAGAACTTTATAAGACCAACAGTTCAAAATTGTAAATTCTATTTAATTGATAAAGGCTATATGGGAATTAATGTTAAAGACTTTGACAAGTTCAATCTATGTGAAGATATTCAAAAGATTGCAGAACAAGAAGGCTTTACATTAGTAGAGAGATTTAAGTTAGTAAATAATTCACGTATCAACTCATTAGGAGAACTTAATGATAATGATGAAGATATTATGATATTTATGAAGAATGGATTTACTGAATACTATCAACCACCTTTAACAACAGTTGATTTATGGGGGTAATTTATGGAAGAATTACAAAACATTTTTGATTTTGATATTAGTGAAGAAGATAAAAAGTATACCACTAAGGTAGACATTCCACAATACCTACCAAGTATGGATTGCCCTAGATTAGAAGATTGTGTAAATTTAACTAAGTATTATGAATTAATTAAGAACATTGACAATAGTAATGTCAGTGAAGATGAAAAGAAATTCTTAAGGTTTTGTGCAACTAGACATATTGTATTTACTTATTCTAAAATTGCAGATTATTATGCACACGCTAGTAAGGAAATGCAAGAACTAATGGAGCAGAGTGCATTAGTAATTATTGATTTTAATGATGCTATTGCTAATGGTTATGTTAAATATTCAAAGGCTATTGAAGATATTATGAAAAAGACAGGTAGACCAGCGAAAGAAGAATATAAGAACCAAGCAAGAGATACGAGGAAATAATTATGGTTAGAGATAACTTTGCAGTTTTCATTTTAACGCACAATCGACCCAATAAGGTAATGACACTCGATACATTATTAAAAAGTGGTTATACGGGAAAATATTACCTTGTAATAGACAATGAAGATAATTCAGCAGATAAATATTATGAGAACTTTGGTAAAGACAAAGTATTAATGTTTGATAAGTTGAAAAAGTCACAAGAATTTGATACAATAGATATGCCTTATGCTAAAAGAAATGCAGTAGTATATGCTAGAAATGTATGTTTTGATTTAGCAAAAGAATTAGGCTTAACATATTTCTTAGAGTTAGATGATGATTATTATGAATTTAGTCAAAGATACAATAAGAATAATACGTTGAGTAATAGATATATTCAAGATTTCGATAGTTGTGTTGAATTAACTTTAGATTTCTTAGATACAAGTGGTGCTCTAAGTGTGGCTTGGGCACAAAATGGAGATTTCATTGGTGGCTTAGGTGGTTCATTATTCAATGCAAGGGTTAGTAGAAAATGTATGAACTCATTTTTCTGTCGAGTAGATAGACCATTTACATTTATTGGTAGAATTAATGAAGATGTTAATACCTATGTACTTAATGCAAGTAGGGGCAATCTAATGCTCACAGTAGCAGACTTGTCATTAAACCAAGTTGATACTCAACAAAATAAAGGTGGTATGACTGATTTCTATTTAGATGGTGGTACTTATATAAAATCATTTTATAGTGTAATAAGTAACCCAAGTAGTGTTAAGATAAGTACAATAGGTAATGACCACATTAGATTTCACCATAGTGTAGATTGGGAACATTGTGCAGTTAAAATTATTAGTGATAGGTTCAAGAAGTAAAGTGTATAATACTATGTTAAGGAGGTTGAGAAATGAACAACACTGATGAAAGACTTGATGACATTTTAGAAAGTATTGAACACCAGTATCAAGTGTTACTTGAAGAATATTCTACAATTAAAAAGCAAATTAGAGAAATTCAAGGAACAGGTAAAGATACAAGTGCTTTAGTACAAGAGTTAAGAGATAACTTAACTTCAAGAAAAGCCTTATATGATAAGGTTAGACAAACTTATAAAGATGCTTTAAATATTAGATAAGAAAGGGAATATGAAATGGAAAAGCAAAAAAGTTTAGGTGCAGGATTAGTAGGACTATTATTGAGTATTGGAGTAGTATTCTTTAGTTCATTTGTACTAATGAAAGTTTATAATTGGTTCATTCCAAATATTACAGGTTGGGGTGAAATCACCTATTGGATGGCAATGGGTATTGATGTGGTACTTAGTGTAGTAAACGTAGGTTTAGGTCTTAGTTTAAGTAGAATTAAGGATAATACAGTTGATACTGATGACTACGATGATATTGCAGAGTCTATTATTAAGGTTATTATTTATGCTATATTACTAGGCATTGGTGCATTAGTACAATTAGGTATTTAAGAGGTGATATATTGAAAATATGTATTTATAGTGACCCACATTGGTCTACATATTCAAGTATTTTAAGACAAAGAGGCAAAGTATTTTCTAAGAGATTAGAAACGTTAATTGATAGTGTTAATTGGGTTGAAAGATTAGCAGAACAACAAGGGTGTAAAGGAATTTTTTGCTTAGGTGATTTCTTTGATAGAAACAATTTAACTGCAGAAGAAATTACAGCACTAAATGAGATTGATTGGTCAAGTGAAATACCTCATTATTTTATTGTAGGTAATCACGAAATTACAAAAGATGACTTATCTATGAACTCAATGAACGCTCTATTTAAATATGGTATGGTTATCAGTGAACCATCTATGCTTAAAATTTATAATGGTATCAATTTATATCTTATTCCATATGTAGATGAAGATAATAGAAAATCATTAAGAGACACAATGTTGGATGCAAACCCTAACTATGATTACCAAAGTGTAAGTGAAAAGAATGTTATATTCTCACACAACGACATTAAAGGTATTAGATATGATGCATATGTATCAGATATGGGTTGGAGTATTAATGAGATTGAAAATAATTGTAATCTATACTTAAATGGTCATTTACATAATGGTCAATGGGTGAGTCATAAGATTTTAAATGTGGGTAATTTAAGTGGTAAAAAATTTACAGAAGATGGTTTTGTACATAGTCATTGTGCATTTATCTTAGACACAGATACATTAGAATTACAAGCATTTGAAAACCCTTATGCAATTTATTTTTATAAGGTAGATATATTGAAAGAAAATGATTTATCTAAGTTAGACACATTAAAAAATGCTTGTGTATCAATCACAATTAAAGAAAGTCTACTTGGTAAAGTTAAAGAAAAGGTAAAATCATTAAGCAATATTATTACACATAGAACCGTAGTTATACCTGATGATGAATTAGTAGTTGAAACTAATAGCGAAGAATTATTAGGTAAAGTTAATCATTTAGATAAACTTAATGATTTTATTCTAACTCAATTAGGTAATTTTGATATTGTTAAATATGAGTTAGAAAAAGTATGTAATTGGAAAGGAAAAGAATAAGTATGTACGAGAAGGTTTCGAAATGTCATATTGACAAGGTAGCAGATAGAATTGCAGGGGCAATGGTTGACCTAGCCTATACAATACAAGATGAACCAAAAGTAGCAGTAGAAGTATTAATTGGTCATAGGTATTGTCACATTATTGCAGAAAGTTCATATAATTTCAGTGAGAAAGAAGTTGAAGATATTGTTCATAGAATTGCAGGTGAACAATTTAAGGTTGATTTACAAGTAGTACCACAAGACATTTTCTTAGCAAATAATCAAAGAGGTAAAATGAGAACAGGTGATAATGGTATCTTTAGAGGTGTTAAGTTATCTTGGGAAGAAAAAGAGTTATCACGTATGGCAAGATATATCAATGATAAAATTATTGTGTCAGATGGTAAGTACCTAATTGATGGTGATAAGATTACAATTTGTCAAAGTGGTATTGATACTGATGTATTAACAAAAGCAATTTGTGA